ATGGACTATCTGCGTCGCAAGGCTGATGGCCGATATGTGGTCCGCGTCGTGGTGCCTGAGCGCCTGCACAAGATCATTGGAAAGAAGCAGTTCGAACGCGCAGTGGGGCGTGATCCGCGCACAGCTCAAAAGCGAGCCTATCCCCTGATCGCGGAATTTCAGCGCACTATCGCTCAAGCGGAGCGCCAGCTACAGCTTCAAGGCCTCGCCGACCCGGCTCGCTATAAGCGCCGCTTTAGCGATGCCGAGATCGCCCATGCGCACTATGCCGAGGAACTGGAAATCGACGAGAGGGTGCGAAACTACCCTGATTATCACGTCGATATGTCATGGAGCCGGCCAGTCCGCATCGCCAAGCTCAAACAACTGGCAGCCGGCGCGCTACCTTCCGAAGAAGCAGAGGCGCTGATTGGCTGGGCAGTAGACAAATTCGCTGAACGGGAAGGCCGCGAGATCATTACCGAAACGATGGAGTGGCACCGGGTAGCTCGATTGCTGGCCCTAGTGCAGCTTGAAATTATCGAACGCGAAGCCGAGCGCGACCTTGGCGACTTCGCCGGCCAGCCGTCGCTTCCAATCCTTCAGCAGCCAGTGGAAGTTCACGAGCCCGAACCGGAGCCGGTGCGGTTGCAGGCGCTATTCGAAATCCATTTTCGCGAGCTGGAGATTCAGGGCGCGGGAGCCGAGGCGCGGCGCAGGTGGCAGCCGGTCTTTGATGACCTGAAGACCTTCCTGAAGCACGACAACGCGCTGCGGATCACCCCGGAGAAGCTGGACGAATGGAAGGACAATCTGATGGGCCGGCTGAAGCCGAAGACCATCAAGGATGTCTATTTCGCTGCCGTTCGCGCCGTATTTCGCTCGGCCGTGAAAGCCCGGAAGCTGCCTTCCAATCCTGCGGCAGACCTCACGATTAAAGTCGCCAAGCCGAAACTCCCCCGAGAGAAGGGCTTTAATGACGATGAAGCGGTCGCCGTGCTGAACGCCGCTAGCGCTTACAGCTCCAAGCCGTCCGACAACACAGCAACGCAGGAGCACCCGAAGACCGAGGCGGCGAAGCGTTGGGCGCCCTGGCTCTGCGCCTATACCGGCGCCCGCATCTCCGAGATGACGCAGCTTCGCGCCGAAGACGTGACGGTGAAGGATGGCATCCACTACCTGCGCATCACGTCCGACGCCGGCAGCGTGAAGACCGGGCAATATCGCGACGTGCCCCTACACCTGCACCTGATAGAGCTTGGCTTCCTTGACTTCGTGAAGGGGTCCGGCGCCGGCCCACTGTTCTATCGCGTCAATCCCGATCGCAAATCAGATACGCCATGGCGAACCGTCTCCGGACGGCTATCCGATTGGATTCGCGACCTGAAAATTGTGGATGCGAGGGTGCAGCCAAACTACGGCTGGCGCCATCGCTTCAAGACGGTCGCCATTGAAGTCGGCATGAATGCCAGAGTGATGGACGCCATCCAAGGTCACGCCAGCCGCACGGCAGGCGAGAACTACGGCGACGTGACGCTAAAGGCGCGCAAGAGCGCAATCGACATGCTGCCGACCTATAACCTAAAGGCGAAATCGCTGAAATAAATCCTACAAATCTAGGATTATTGTCAGTTTTCGCTTGAGCCGCGATTCCGGCCATGAGAGAATCTTTGCCAAGTTGTTCTTGGTAAAGGTTGCGTTGTGTTTGGATGGCCGATCTTCAGTCGGAATAAATCGCGCGACGTAGCGCAGGAAGAGAAGTCTCTTTCTCTTTCAGACCCTGCCATCGCCGAGATATTCGGCGCATTGCCGACTGCTTCGGGAGTTTCGGTTACTCCAAACTCAGCCCTAAAGGTCCCTGCCGTTTATCAGGCCGTGCGCCTGATCGCCGAAAACGTCGGCTCGCTCCCCTGCAAGCTCTATCGCGACGTCGATGGCAGCAAAGAGGCTGCGAAGGATCACGCCGGCAACCGCCTCGCGCACAACCGCGTCAACGGCTGGACGACTGCGAGCCAACTTCGCACCGACCTCACCCGCGACGCCCTGCTTCATGGCGCCGGCTACGCGCAGGTTGTCCGCGTAGGCGAAGACCGCCCCGCTGAGCTTCACCGCCTCGCGCCCGGCAGCGTGCAGAGCCGGTTCCGGGATGACGGCGAACCCTTTTACATCGTCACAGACGCGCAGAACCGGCAACGGCCGCTGAGCTTCCGCGATGTCCTCTATGTGCCTGCCTTCAGCGACGCCTCCCCGGTGCAGCTCGGCAAGGAAGCCATCGGCGTTGCAATGCTCTTGGAGCGCGACGTTGGGCAGCTCTTTGGCTCTGGTCGCCGTCCGTCGGGCATCATCACGAACGAGAGGTCGCTGGCGGGCGAACAGGGTGCGACGACCGTAGCGAACATGCGCAAGTCATACCGGGCTTGGCAGAGCGGCAGCACTAGCGATCCGCTGATTCTGGACCTCGGCGCGAAATTCGAGCAGCCGACGATGACCTCGACCGATGCCCAGTTCCTTGAGCATCGCCTTGAGCAGGTCCGCGAGATCGCCCGCATTTTTGGCGTGCCGCCTTCCATGTTGTTCGAACTTAGCCGCGCGACATGGAGCAACGCTGAGCAGATGGCCGCGAGCTTCCTTCAGCTTTGCCTTCGCCCTTGGCTGGACCGCTGGCAGGACGCCTATGCGACCGTCCTGCTCACCGAGGATGAACAGGACGACCTCTATTTCGAGTTCGTCATTGACGACCTCCAGCGCGCCGATGCGGCCGGTCGGGCGGAAATCTTCGGCAAGCTGGTCGCGATGCGCGCCATAACGCCGAACGAGGTGCGGGCCGCGATGAACCTCCCCGCCATCGAGGGCGGCGACGAGCTTGCCAATCCCTACACCACGACTGGCCCGGCTGCCGGTGCGAACGACAACCCCGAGACGGACAAGGAAGCCGCGTGAAACACGTCGCGTTCTTCGGCGACGGCGAGAAGACTTTCGCCCTCACCGACCCCATGGCCAAGGAGCTGGAGCAGAAGGCCGGCATCGGCATCGGCGCCCTGTATCAGCGGCTCATGTCGGCGCACTTCTATCTCGCCGATCTTACTGAGACCATCCGGCTCGGCCTGATCGGCGCCGGCACATCCCCTGCCGATGCTCAGCGCCTTGTAGAGACCTACGCGACCGATCGGCCCGTCATGGAAATCGTGCCGCTCGCGCTGGACATCGTGGAAGCCCGGTGGAGCGGCACAGCTCTGGCCGATGAGGGCCAGGACGACGCCGAGCAGGATACGGCCGATGTCTGAGCGGCTTGAGATCAAGGCCGCGCTCGCGGTCGACGACGCCGGCACCATCACCGGCACCGCGTGGGACTACAGCACCCCGGATCGCGTCGGCGACGTGATCATGAAGGGCGCTGTCGGCGACCACACCCGGCTGCCGATGCTGTTCGCGCACGATCAGGCGCAGGCCATTGGCGTTTGGGAGTCCATCACCGAAACCGACGCAGGCCTCACCGTGAAGGGCCGGCTTCTGGTCGATGACGTAGCCCGCGCCCGCGAGGTTCGGGCGCTTGTGCAGGCTGGCGCCGTCTCCGGCCTCTCAATCGGCTTCGTCAGCCAGAAGGCCACGGCTCGCGCTCGCGGCGGCCGAACCATCGCGAAGCTCGACCTGCATGAAATCTCCATCGTCGCCGTTCCCTGCCATCCCGGCGCGACCATCACCTCAATGAAAGCCGCGACGGATGGCCCGGCAGATCAGGAGAACCATATGGATTCCGCAGAAAATACCGAAACCAAGGAAGCCCCGGCTTTCGATCAGAAGGCGTTCGACGCCCTCGCCGCCCGCCTCGACAAGATGGAAGCCAAGGCCAATCGCCTGCCGGCTTCGAACGACAATCAGGCGAACGACAACCTCGACAAGAAGGCCTTCGTGGACTTCCTGCGCACCGGGCAGGCCGACCAGAAGGCGCTGACCGTCGCTGCTGACGCGCCCGGCTATATCCTCGCCCCGGAAGAGACCAGCGGCGAGTTCATCCGCAATCTGGTCGAGTTCTCGCCGGTGCGCGGCATCGCTGACGTTCGCGGTGCCGGCTCGCACACGATCGTGCTGCCGAAGCGCCTCACCGTCACGAACGCGAAGTGGAAGGGCGAGGCCGTCGCGTCGGAAGCCTCTGAGCCGACCTTCGGCGAGATGGAAATCGCCATCAAGGAGCTGAATACCCACGTCGATATCAGCAACTGGCTGATCGAGGACGCGCAGAACGTCGAGTCCGAGGTTCGCCTTGCCCTCGCTGAGGACTTCGGCGCCAAGGAAGGCACCGCGTTCGTCAACGGCAGCGCTGCCGCCGAGCCCAAGGGTTTCATGACCGAGGCGGGCATTGCCCAGTCGCTCAACGGCCATGCGACCAACCTCTCGGCCGATGCCCTGATCTCGCTCATGTATGCGCTGCCGGGCGTCTACCGGAGCCGTGGCACTTGGGCCATGAACGGCACGACGCTCGCGGCCATCCGCAAGCTCAAGGACGGCGCCGGCAACTATCTCTGGCAGCCGAGCTATCAGGCCGGCCAGCCTGAGACGATCCTTGGCCGTCCGGTGGTCGAGCTGATCGACATGCCCGATGTCGCGGCCAACGCCTTCCCCATAATGTTCGGTGACTTCAAGGCCGGCTATCGCATCTATGACCGGATCGAGCTGGCGATCCTGCCCAACCGCTTCCTGCTCGCAACCGAGGGCATGATCCGCTTCCACGCCCGTCGCCGTGTCGGTGCCGGTGTCGTGCGCACCGACGTCTTCCGCAAGCTGAAGATGGCCGCGGCCTGACCATGAGCTTCCGGCCCACCTATGACGTGATCGTTCTGGAGCACGGCAGCCATGCCATGATCCTGCGGCCGTCTCTGCGGGCCGCGAGCACCCTTGAGCGTAGCCATGCCGGCTTCGCCAATCTGTTCCGGCGCGTGTCCGAATTCCACCTCGGCACGGTCCATGAAATCATCATGCAGGCCGCGACCGACCGGAAGGAGGCAATCGCCTTCCTTCAGGCCGTTGCCAATCTCCCGCTTCGGCGACTTGTCGAGATCGCCCAGGCACCAATTGCCAATCTCTGCCTCGGCTTTATCCCCGCGCCAGACCCTGCCGCGAAAAGCTCCCCGAACGCCAAGCCCCAGCCGTGGCCGGCGTTCTATCGCGAGCAGTTCCGCATAGCGACCGGTTGGCTCGGCTGGACGCCCGATCAGGCTTGGAACGCCACACCGACCGAGATCAGCGAAGCCCTCGCCGGCCACATCGCCATGTTGAAAGCGGTCCACGGCGCGACCGATTCCGACGCAGCCGACAACCTGCCCGATCCCAACGGCCAGCTTGATCGCGACGGTCTCAACAAGCTTCGCGGCAAAGGGCGCCTGCGCTGATGTCTCGCCCTCCCCGCCTCTGCTCTTGCGCCAACATCGTCGCTTACGGCGTTCGCTGCGAATGCCAGCGTGCGCAGGATCGCCAGCGCAAAGCCGGGCATGACCGTAGGCGCCCGCCTGCGCGTGAACGTGGCTATGACCATGAATGGCGCAAGGCTCGCCTCGCCTATCTCGCCGAGCACCCGCACTGCCGCATGTGCAGCGCACCGGCCACGACCGTGGATCACATCATCCGGCACCGTGGCGACCGCGCCCTGTTCTGGAACCGCGCCAACTGGCAGCCGCTCTGTGCGCCCTGCCACAACCGGATCAAGCAGCGCATCGAGCGAGGCAACAGCCGATGACGCCCGCTGAAGCCCGCGAGATCGAGAAGCAGGAGTTTGAAGCCGAATGCGCGGCCATCAGGCAGCGCGCCTATGCCTTGCTTCGCAATGGGCCTTCTCGACCTTCCTTCTCGCCTGCCCCCACGCAGCTAGAGCAGATCGCTATCGGGAAGGAAGCGGCTGGACCTAACGCTCAGCTCTATTCGCATGCTGGCCGCACCATGACGTTGGACGATTGGGCGAAGCATCTCGGCATCCCCTATCAAACGCTCGCCCATCGTCTTCGGCAGAGATGGCCCATCGAGCGCGTGCTGACTGGCCAGAACCTAAGAGGCCGATGCCGGACGATCATCGAGCACGATGGCCGAGCAATGACCCTTGCGGAATGGGCGAAGCATCTCGGCCTCAAGCACAACACGCTTTACGCGCGGCTAGCGCGCGGCGTTCCGGTCAGCCTCGCACTTAGCTCGGGCCGCCTCCCTCGCCACGCTCCAATCCGCAGAGCACCCCGGGGTGGCCGGCGACTTTCCGGGTAGCGAGGGGACCGGCGCGGGGAGCACCGCGTAAGAGACTCCCCAAATAGATTTTCCTGCAAAGAACAATTCAACATGAGCATCATCACTGTATCACTTGCCAAATCGCACATGAACGTTGCCGGGAACGGCGATGACGAGCTGATCCAGCTCTATGCTGATGCGGCCGAAACTTATCTCGGCAACTACATCGGCAGAATCATCGCCGAGCTCGATCCCGTTCCGGCAGACCTGAAGCTCGCCGTGCTTCGGCTTGTCGCGTTCTATTACGAGCACCGCGAGGCCGTTTCCTTCGGCGATGCGGTGCGTCTGGCGCCCTATGGCGTGCAGTCTGTCGCCAATTCCTACCGCGAACAGTGGTTCGGGGAGGACGCGGCATGAGCGGCAACGGCCTCGACCGTATGAATAGGCGCTTCGCAGCCGTCCTTCGCAACGTGAAGGAGGTTGTCGAGCCCGCCCTTGTGAAGGGCGCGGAAGAGATCGCCGCGACGCAGCGCCAGCTTGCCCCCGAAGACACCGGCGCACTGAAGGATTCCATCACCGTCACGCCGCCCGGCCAGACGACCCCGGCTTATTCCCAGCCCGGCGGGAGCCGCACGGCGAAGGACGGCGAGGCGCTGGTGACGGTCGGCAACGTCGCCGTCCGGTATCCGCACCTTGTCGAATACGGCACGTCCGAAGCGCCCGCGCAGCCGTTCTTCTGGCCCGGCTTCCGGCTCGCCCGGAAGCGCGCGCAGGACCGGATCAAGCGCAGTATCCGCAAGGCTGTTCGGACCGGATTGGAAACGCCGTGACCGAGCCCAGCCTTGCCATCCAAACCCTGCTTTACGCTCGCCTCATCGCCGATCAGGCCGTGACCGCGCTTGTTCCTGCCGCGAACATCAGCGACCGCAGCACCCGGCCGAACGTCTTCCCAAGCATCATCATCGGCGAAGGCGTGACGCTCTATTCCGACCGATATGACAGCTTCCACGAATCTGTTTCGGCGACCGTGCACGTCTGGACCGAGGAAGCCGGCCTCGCCCAGGCGAAAGAGATCGCGGGCGCCGTGCGCACCGCCCTTCGCGATGCGCCTTGGGCCACGGCCGATCACACATGCCACGGCGTCACCCTGTCGAGCGGCCGGTTCCTTCGCGACCCTTCCGGCGAGCACGGCCACGCCGTCCTGCATGTCGACGCCATCCTTCAGGAGCGAGCAGCATGAGCGACGAATTCGGAGACATCTGGCCCGAGCCACTGGCTTTGACGGCCGAGCCTTACCCCGCCCCTTCCCAGCCGAACGACTGGCCGGGCGACTTCGGCGAGGTTTTCGATGATTAGCTCCGGAAAGCTGGATCGCACGATCCGCATCGAGCGCGCTCATAGCGTCATCGGCGCGGCAGGGCGTGAATCTGTCGCCTGGACGACCGTTGCGACCGTGCGCGCTGAGCTGTTGCAGGCCGACGCCGTTGAGGTTCCTGGCTCGCACGGCATCGCCTCGACCGATAGCCTCGCCTTCCGCCTGCGCTATCTCGCCGGCATCACGCCTGCGGATCGTGTCGTTTTCGACGACCGGTCTTTCAACATCCGCACTGTGAAAGAGATCGGCCGGCGCCGCGCGCTTGAGCTGACATGTGAGGGCCGCCCCAATGGCTAGGCGCAAGGTCTATCTGCACGGCAAGCTCGGCGACGAGTTCGGCGAGCTGTTCGAGTTCGAGGTCACGACGGCCGGCGAAGCTATTCGCGCGCTCAACGCGAATTTCCCCAATCGCTTCATGGGCGTTTTGAAGGATGGCTCCTACTACCTGATCCGCGGCGATGAAGAGACCGGGATGGGCCTCGAGGAGGATCATCTCAACAGCTTCAATCTCGGCAACGGCGATCTCCACATCATCCCGGCCGTTAAAGGTTCGGCTGGCCGCGGCGGTAAGGGCGGGGGCGGCGTCAAAGCCATTCTCGGCGTCGCGCTGATCGGCACCGCCATCTTCATGTCGGGCGGGACGATGGCCGCTCCCCTCTCCGGTATGGCCTCGACCTTCGCCATCGGCGGTATGAACATTTCATGGGGCACCGTCGCCGCTTTCGGATTGGCGATGACGGTTGCCGGCGCCGCGCAGCTTCTCAGCCCCAAGGAAAAGCCGAAGGATGAGACGAAGCGCGAGGATAGCTTCGCATTCTCTGGCCCCATCAACACGAATGAGCAGGGCAACCCGATACCGCTGGTCTACGGGCGCGTCATGACGGGCGGCCAGATTGTCTCTTCCGGCATCGATATCGAGGATATCGGCACCTATGCCGGTAGCACCGGCTCCGGTGTGCCGGGTCACGGCCAAGCCTATATCGGCGGGAACCTCACTTCCGTCTTTAGCGGGACGTGGAACACGGTGGACGCGTGATGCGTGGCCTGAAACCGTCCACCATCGTCTCCGGCAGCTCTCCGGTTGAGACGGTTCCGACTGCCCCGGCCTATCTGTCCCGTGAGGCTAAGGCGGAATGGCGTCGCGTGGCGCCGATCCTGATCCTTGAGCGCAAGGTTCTAACGGTTGCCGACCTCGCCGCACTGGAGAATTTCGTCATCGCCAGCGGCACCATGCGCGAGATGCACCGCCTGCTTCAGGCGGAAGGTTACGTGCTGGAGAACGGGAAGCGCCATCCCGCAGTCGGCATTCTGACGGCAATGCAGCAGCAGCAACTTCGCTGCGCTGGCGAGCTTGGTTTGACCCCTTCGGCACGCTCGCGCGCCAGCATGATCGGTGGCGACGACGATGACGACGACAACCCGCTGGCGGTGCAGTGATGGCGAGCACCTATCCCGCGTGGATTTTCGACGACAGCCCGATTGACGACCCGTTCGGTTACGGCGAGCGCGCCGTGCAGTTTCTGCGCCGCCTGAAGCACCCGAACAGCTCGGCACCGAAGCAGGCTTTCCAGCTTCACGACTTTCAGGAGCGCATGGTTCGCCGCATCTACGGCCCGCGCCATCCTGACGGCCGCCGTATCGTGGAAACCGTCTTTTGGATGATCCCGCGCGGCAACCGCAAGACCAGCCTCGCGGCTGCGCTCGCCCTGCTTCACACGATCGGCCCAGAGCGCGTGCCGGCCGGCCAAGTCATCTTCGCCGCATCGGATCGCGAGCAAGCCGGCCTTGGATTCAAGGAAGCGGCCAACATCGTCCGCATGGATAAGCGGCTTGTCGCCGCGACCAAGATTTACGATCCGCATGCCGGTATTCGCTCGATCAAGAGCAGCCTCGACGGTTCGATCCTGAAGGCGGTTTCATCGGACGGCAAAGCTCAGCACGGCACAACACCGACCTTCGTGCTCGCTGACGAGATCCACGTTTGGAAGGGCCGCGAGCTTTGGGAGGCCCTGAAGTCCGGCATGGTGAAGACCAGCGGCACGCTCATGGTCATCGCGACCACGGCCGGACGCGGTTCAGAGAACGTCGGCTTTGACCAGTATGATTACGCGCGGCGCGTAGCGCTCGGCGAGATCGACAATCCGGCATATCTGCCGATCATCTTCGAAGCCGACCCGGCCGCCGACTGGCAGGATGAAGCCGAATGGCACCGGGTTAACCCCGGCCTGAAGCACGGCTTTCCGAACCTCGACGCCCTGCGCACGGCAGCGAAGGAAGCCGAGCATCGGCCAGCGGATCGCTACGCCTTCAAGCAGTTCAACCTCAACGTCTGGATGGCGCACTCGCGCGATCCGCTCTTTGACATGGCCGTATATGACGAGGGCCAGTTTGATCTCGACCTTGCCGATCTCGCACCCCTGCCCTGCTTCATCGGCGTCGACATGTCGGTAAACGGCGACCTGACTGCCATCGTTTCGGCGTGGCGCCATGAAGATGGGCGGATCACCATTCACCCCTCATTCTTCGTTCCCGGCGACGATCTCAAGGGCCGCGCCGAGCGCGATGGTGTCCCTTACGAGCAGTGGCGCGACGCCGGCCATATCATCGCAGTGGATGGCCCTGTTATCGATCCCGAGACGGTTGAAGCTCATATCCGCGAGCTTTGCGCCTCGAATGACAACGTGCAGGAAATCGCCTTCGATCCGCACCTCGCTCGCATGACCATGCAGCGGCTTCACAATGACGGCCTGCCAGCCATCGAGATGCGGCAGGGACCGCTGACCATGGGGCCGGCGATTGGCACCCTTGAGCGCATCGTGAACGGCCGGCTGCTTCGCCATGACGGGCACCCGGTTCTTCGCCATCACTTCGATAGTGTCGTCGCGAGCCGGAACGATACCGGCCTGATCCGCATGCACAAAGGCAAGAAGACCGACCGCATTGACGGCGCCGTTGCTGCCGCAATGGCCGTCGCTCGCGCCGCGATGAACGAAAACCGGCGCTCCATTTTCGACCTGGACGATGACGAGTTCGACCGTCTCGCCGCCGAAGCAGCATAGGATTTAATGAGATGGCCGGTGAGGCAGAACAGCTTGTCGTCAGTCTTGAGGCTCGCATCCGCGATTTCGAGCGCAACATGGCGCGTGCCCAGCGCACGGCTAACGACAACTTCACGGGAATCGAGCGTCGCGCTCGCGTAGCCGGGCGTAACCTCGAAACCGCGATGGCGACCAGCACGAACGCCATGTCGCGCAGTCTGGACGGTCTCGGCAGGGTTGCCGCTGGCAAGGTCGGCGCCGCTTTTGCCGCGATCACGGCCGGCATCGGCTTGAACGAGCTGCGGAAGACGGCCGACGACTACACGAAGATCATGAATACGCTGAAGGTGGCCGGCGTGAAGGACGCCGACCTTCCCGGCACCTTCGACAAGCTGTTCCAGTCTGCCCAGCGCAACGCCGCGCCGCTCGACGCCCTCGCCACACTCTACGGCCGCGTCTCGGCAGCCCAGACCACGCTGAAGGCTTCCTCGCAGGAAGTCATGCGCGTGACCGATATCACCGCCCAGGCGCTTCGCGTCGGTGGAACCTCTGCCTCACAGGCGTCCGGCGCCCTGCTTCAGCTCGGCCAGTCCCTCGCGGGTGGCAAGGTGCAGGCCGAGGAATACAACTCGCTTCTGGACGGCATGCGCCCGCTATTGGAAGCAGCAGCGGCCGGGCTTTCGGAAGCCGGTGGCGATGTCGCCAAACTCACTGCGCTTGTGAAAGACGGCAAGGTTTCGAGCGAGGCCTTTTTCCGCGCGATCCTAGCGGGGGCGCCCATTCTCGAAGAGAAGCTCGCCGGCTCCGTCACCACGACCGAGCAGGCGATGCAGCGCCTGCAAAATGAGTTCGTGAAAGCCGTTGGCGAGTTCGACAAGGCGACCGGCGCCAGCGCTGCCCTTGCCGGTGCGATTGACGGCCTCGCCGGCAGCATCGGCGGCATAGGCACTGCCGCGACTGGCGCTGTTACCGGCGTGCAGGCGCTGATCAACAAGGTCGGCGAGTTGGCGCAGGCACATGCCGGCGCCCAGCGTGCGCAGGCGCTCACCTACCAGGAGGAACGCGCTCGCCGCACCGATGCAGCCCGAGAGATGGGGCTGGCAAATGCCGGTGGCCGGGACAAGCTTGCTTCCGAGCGTGCAGCAGCCGACGCAGCCGCTGCGGCAGCCTCGCGACAGGCCGTGTCCGGCTTCCGTGCCTCTGAAATCGATTACTCGAACCGGCTCACCACGACCACGCTGCCGCCTGCGCGTCCGAAGGGCGCCGGCAGCAACATCAAGCCTGTCAGCCTCGCCGACTACGCCGTCCCCGGCGAGAGCGGTAAAGGTGGTGGCGGCGGTGGTGGTTCCGGCGCCGAAAAACAGAGCCGCTTTGATCGCGACATTGCAGCGATCCAGCGCCGCACCGAGGCGCTGCGCCTTGAGGCCGACATGGTCGGCAGGGGCAAGCAGGAGGTAGAAAAGGCCAAGATCGCCCTTCAGCTTGAGCAGGCTGCGAAACGCGACGGCATCGCGATCACCGACCAGATGCGGACGGCCATCGACGCCGCTGCGACCGGATACGCGAACGCGAAGCTGAAAGTCGAAGACCTCAAGAACAGTCTCGACGGCGTAAAACAGGCCCAGCAATTTGTTGGGCAAGAGATCGTCGATAGCTTCATAGACGTTGTGGTCGAAGGCAAAAACGCGACCGAAGTGGTTCAAAACCTCGCGAAAGCCTTGCTCAAAGCGGCTATTCAAGGCGCCCTGCTCGGCTCTGGCCCTTTCGGCAAGCTGTTCGGCGGGGGCGGCTCCGATGGCGGAATGGGTGGCCTGCTCGGCTTCATTCCAAAGCTGTTCGGCTTCGCCGAGGGTGGTTTCACAGGTGCAGGCGGGAAATACGAGCCGGCCGGCATCGTGCACCGGGGCGAGTTCGTCATGTCGAAAGCCGCAACCTCTCGGATCGGCGTCGGCAATCTTGAGGCCATGCATCGAGGGGCCCTGAAGGGCTACGATGTCGGCGGACTAGTCGGTGGCGCTCCCATCTCGGCGCCGAGCCTTCCCGATACGCGCGACCTCAGTGCCACGACCATGAACAGCGTCAGTCAGAACGTCACCGTCAACGTGACGGGCGGCAGCAGCGGCGACGCCAAAGCAGATCAGAAGTTCGCCGAGCTGATCGGCCGGCGCGTGCAGGACGAGATGCGCGCCATGATCGGCAGTGAAATTCGCGCTCAGCTCCGGCCGGGCGGCGTCATTCGCGAGTATGGCCGCTGATCATGAGCCTTCCGACCTTCTCCCCGCCCTATCCCCCGACGACGAACGAGAACACGCCCGAGATCAAGATTCTCGAAGCGGAGTTCGGCGACGGCTACAGCCAGGAAACCGGCGACGGCCTGAACAACGTCCGTTCTGTCGCGCGCCTGACTTGGCAAACCCTAACCCCGGCCGAAGCCCAGAGCATCGTAGACTTCTTCAAAGCTCAGGGCGGTTACGGACGCTTTTGGTATCAGCTCAGCGACGACACCACGCCCACGAAGTGGAGCTGCAAGGAGTGGTCGCATAGTCGCGGCACGCCGAACACCGTCACTGCGACCTTTCGGCAGCAATTCAATCTCTAATCTCATTACTATTACATAGACGCTCTAAGCAGACATCTTACATAATGTCAAAGTAAAACACGAGCCATCAAGCACATAATCATAGATTTTTGCGAACCTCTCTGCTAATGTAATTACAATAGTAGCTTTGGAGTTCGCATGCCCCGCTTCACCACTCTTTCCTTGGATTTTGTTCACGCCAATCGCGCTCGCCACATCGCAAATCACCTTCGCATCCCTGTATCCGCCCTTCTTGCGACCCTGGTCGACACTGCGTTCGAGCATGAGCTTGGCATTCGACCGAGCACGGTGACGCGGACGGGAAGCGATTTGCAGATCGAGCTTGGCGATGAACTTATCTTGATCCCGGATTCGCAGGCTGCCGCTGTGGTGAAGCACCTTCGCGATGTTGCGAGCGGCCCTGCACGCGACCGCGCCCGGATCGACCTGGACCTGCCGGCCATGCTTGCTTTCAGCCGCCGTGGCAAGGCCGTCGTCATCGAGAGCCTACAGAAGCCCACGCTCAGGCACACCATGGGCGTGGCGCAAGCCAACCGCCTCGCCGACGAGATCGCTTCCTTCGCATAAAAAAACGCCCCGCTCGGGAAAGCGGGGCGTCTCGAAGGAAATCAATTCAATGCCGTGAATCGATGATCAAATCTACATCAGAAATCTGTGAAAATCAACCAGTAAAGCGCCCTCCGCGCCGTAACATGCTGCGTCGTAAGCGCCTCGCGACGACGGAAACGAGCATCCGATTTCGTGAATCCGGCACCCGCGCGGCCCGCCTCCCCTCTGCGGAAAACACTCGCATTCACATCGGTTTGCGCGAGACCCAGCCTGACACCTCTTCGTGCGCCGCTTCAGTTACTAATCCCCCTTCTCTCCCTCTCTCATCCTCTAGCTCCAAGCCCTCTATCTCCCTTCATTCCATCAGGCTCACCCTTCAGGCCTATCGTGTGTGGAGAGAGAAGAACCGCAGCGTCATCACCCATCTGAAGCGGCGGGAGGCGATCGGAAAGAACCGAGAGCGCGCCGGACGCCGCCTCTCCCCTCACTGGACCAAAGCCAAGGAAATCGACCGGGCGCCGGCCTACATGGCCGCGATCCTCGAAACCGGCATGGCGACCGCCTTCACCCTAAACTTCTCACCCGACGTTCTCAGAGCCGCAGAGAAGGCCAAGGAAGGCACCTTCCACAATCTCCGGTCCCGGATCACCCGCGAGCTGAAGAAGGCGCTAGGCGACTCCCCTGCCCTCGTCTGCGCTCTCGATAAGACTGCATCCGGCCGCTGGCACATTCACGGCGCTCTGGCTCTGCATCCGTCTCAGCGTGATTTGGCAGTCGCTGCACTGCGTCGGGCGGGCGGGAAATGGGCCAAAGGCAGGGGCCAGCGCCATCAGCTCCACATGCAGGCCGATCAATGGGCACTGATCGACGAAGATTTTTCTGACGTGCAGCAGCCCTTGGATACCGGCTGGGCTGGCTACTGCACAAAGATCGCCTCGCGCCTGCGGAAAGAGACAAACCATTCCGTTCTCTATGCTTCGCAGGAGATCAAGCGGAAAGCTGAGATCATCTACACCCGCAATAGAACAGCAAAACGCGCAAACTCGTCAATCAATACTGATTTAACTCAGTCTTATAGCGACGAAATCGCTATTGCCAACGAATCTGCGTTTAGCGAAAACACACCTGTCATTAACCAAAAGCAGGCACCTCTAAATGAATACGCAGATTCTAGAGCTGGACGACTTCGCCGAAATCCGGGCGGATATGCTGCAAGTCACCTTCAAGGGCGAAACGATCTTCGGCACCACCCCTGCCGGCGTTCGGGCGAGCTTCACGCCGATTTGCGCCACGACCGGGCGCGGCGTCTATCGCGAGCACGAGCCGGCCCGCTACGAGCCGGCGCCGGGCGAGATCACCGAGCGCATGGCTGGCCTTCTAGACGAGCTGGTGCGCGTCGCCGGCCAGATGCGCAGGTGCTCAGCTCGCGCCACGCCAGAGGCTGCCTGATGACGCGGCAACCCGAGCCCAGGCCGGCAGTAGACCTGAATTTCAAGGTCAGCCCGGTGTTGCGGCAGCGCCTCAAGATCGAAGCTGCCAAGCGCAACGTCAGCATGAAGGAGCTGCTAGAGGTCGCGCTACGCGCCTACCTCGACGCTTATCCGGCACCGGAGCGAGACGAGCGGTTCTAG